CGAATCTTATGAAACTTGTGATGGTATCGGTGGTAACACGACCAGTTTTTCATTGTTTAGAGAAGTCACCGAAGCCCCACCCGCTCCGGTGGATTGTACAGGTGGCACATGGAGTGCACCCGGTTCGTGCATGGCTGACGACGGCGTCACAGTCCTGACAGGGGAGCCGGGTAAGTGTGGTGCAGGCATCACGAAGAGTCTTCTCACGAACTACACACCTGCTCAATATGGGGGGACGTGCAACATCGAAAAGGGTACGAGGTGTTACGTGCCCTGTCCAAGTGAGGAACCTGCTGATTGCGTCCTCGCAAAGTATCCAATGGACCACCCAACGCTACCTGGCGAAATTGCTTGGAACCCCGCCCCAGGAACATCCGATTACAACTTTATGTGTTGTAACGTTGAACCGACGGGCAAGGTGTTCCAATCCGCAGATGTTTTAGAAGATGCCCAAGGCAGTGGAAAATGCAACTACACGCAAGAAGTCACCTGTTCATGCCCTTCGTAAAGGCGGCAAGCGCACACCAAGGGTTCGCAGGGAGTGTCTCCTCTCCCTCGACAGTACCGTGTCCGGGTCTTTTTGATGTTCCAACCACAGGTACAACTTTGGGTCGTCGTCCACCGTGTTCAGATGTCCATGTTTACGATGAAAATCATTCAACTTCGTAAACATCGTCAACCAACAATCTTCCGAGGGGACAATCCATTCATCTCGGTGTTCTGGGTTTTCTATGTACGCAACGGCTCTGTTTAAAAATTCATCGTAGTATTCTGCGTAATCGTAATCATAGACCCTGTTCAGGAGGTGCACGGGTGGGTCTACGAGGAGTTCGAGTTCTCGCACCTCCGTTTCAAAGGCCCAGTTAATCAGTTCCATCGCGTCCGTTCCGGATTGTATGTAGCGAATCATGTCCGTGGTGAGCAGACCCCGACCCTGTTTTTTCTTCGCTCTATTGTGCTTCGTTATCCCAGCATTTATGTACTCTTCACGACATAATTCTACTGATTTCTCTAGTATTATCTCCTGAAGTTCGATAGGTAAAATGTCCCATAATGAAGTTGCCATGTACACTTAATTTTTACGCAGATATTTTTTCATATAATACTATAATATGTTGAACACATCCGAACTGCGTAAAAAGGCGAAAGAACTTGGGTTGACGATCACGAAACCAATGAAAACCAAAAAAAGGTCCAGGCGGTACAAGACTGACAAAGAATTGATGAATGAAATTTTACGAACCCCCCAACAAATCAGAAAAGCGCGTGAAAACGTTCTGTTGAAACAACTCCAAAACATGATTCGAGAGGGAAACAAACAAATTAATAATTACCTCAATAAACAAAAAAAATTACTCGCCAAGTAAATACGTCCATGAATGTGAGTTTGATAATTTAATTTTCTTAAAGAGCCACCACATAGGTATTACTTTGTGTGTAGATTTTTGTCAGCCGTGTACCACGTCTTCCCCTTTGTAGCATAGCTATGTACGCGTGCGTATGCCCACTGTTGAGGAGTTGCCCCCGGACGATGACCTGTGCGCCACGCTGCGAGACCTCTGTTATAGACTGTTCGTAAGGTACCTAGTGGGATACCCGTGGCTTTTGCGATTTGAGGTAATGTTTTCACATCATCTCCATACATCTTTCTAAATTTTCTGGTGTATGAAGATGTGCGCACCTTCTTCCCCTTATCGGTGGGGAAAGGTGTGTAGGTTTTCTTTAACATTTTGAGATATCGTCGTTCGACATCACGAAGGGTCGTCAGACCTCTGAAATAACGCACAGGTGCGTAGGTCTTTCCGTGACGCACGCGCAATTGTCTGACTTTTGCCCTGATTTGGGTGTCTGACAGGGGGGTCATACTTATATTAAAGTCTATAATTTTTTTTAAAATAACCCCCCCAGACATGAGATACACAGACACACATCATATCATCATCATGAAGAACATCGTACAACTTTTTGAAAATCTCAGTAAGGCTTACGCGGCGCACGACGACGAAGGGCGCGCCGCCTCGTTCGCACGCGTTGCTGACTCCATCAAGTCCCTGAAGAAAATCACGTGTGGCGCTGACATTGCGAATCTCCAAGGGGTCGGTCAGAGTTCGGTGGACATCGTAGATGAATTTTTAGAGACGGGGAAGTGTGCCCGCCTCGAAGAACTCATGGATACGGAGATGAAGATACAGCTGCGCACGAAAGAACTTCTGGCGATGGACCGCCCAAATAATAAACACACCATGAAAGCGTTCGTGCTCGTGAAACACCCATACGTGAAGACGTGCGCCAAGGCGGCGAAAGACCTCCTCAAGGGGGTGGACGTCCACGTCAAAGTGGCCCTCGCGGACCTCCTCAAGAAGGATGGTTTTCTCCCTGACTATGAGGTTGAGGACATTCGTTGCGATACGTGCCACCTTCAGAGGGATGAGGGGTATTCGGACGAGTGCGCGTGCGATGAAATTAGACTCGAACGCCTCTTATGGGCATTACACTCTTGAAATTTTAACAGGTCTATCTGTTCTTATAATACGTACCGCAATTTGGAGTATACGCTTCACAAGGGCACCCTTCACCAAAACCTCGCTATGATCTACAAACTTTCGCGTGTTCGCGCGGTGCTTGTTGAGCACGCGTCGCATGGTGAGCGCTTTACCTAGCGTGATTCGTGAACACTGTGTCGTGTCTATGATGAGTGACACTCGCCGTTGGTTGTACCACACACGCGTGAAGTAGCTGTCAAGGTCGGCGGGGGTCGTCTCGTCGGTGATACCTATGCGGATCGTCAGCATGTCGAATAATGACGCGTTTACCATTTCTTCATGTGAAAATCCTTAACAATAAGAAAATGTGGTGTTGGATTTATAAATGAGTGGGATTTCAATTGTTTAATTGTACACGTCCCCCTCTCTTCGAGAAGATTACACCATGTCTGTGGGTCGTGCATATTTTCAATAGTGTTCATGGGTTGGCGGAAAAAAATATAGTGCAACTTTGAAATAAGATACTGATAAAATGTTTGTGGCATGTCTTCAATAATAATAATTCTTTTCGCACACACACGTTTCAGTTCTTCTATTATTTTTTTATGATGTGGTATGTGATGGAGTACAAACATACACACGACGACATCAAAACTGTCATTGTCATACGGTAGGGTATATCCATCGTAGACATGGGCATCTTTACATCCCCTGTAAATGTCCACACTCGTCACGTAGTTGCGATTTTTCAGGTATTTACTGAGTTCACAACGACCCGCACCAAAGTCTAAAACATTTGTAAACTTTGGAATGTATTCTTTTATTTCTGAAAAGTATTTATTTCTATTCATGACATCTTTGTAAATCATGACCACAAATAGAATAAATGGAATGATAACCATTTTTTATTATATAATGAAGATATTAGTTTCCAAAAGCGACCCCACCCATACCGTCCAATATGCGTAAAACATTCATATTAACACCGTACGCACGCAAAATAGAGCTCGCACCGCCTGACGGCGACTTCAGCTTGAGGCGCGCTGTATCGATGCGGCTGAAGTTCAGGGAACCCGTCATTTGTGTCTTGTTGAGGGTGAGAGCGAACGGCCACGTGTACAGCGCGGCGCTGTCCAACACGTCATCCGGCAAAGATGTCGTGTGCATTTCAGGGACAATCGTGTGGTGGTAGACATTCGACGTACTATCGAACAACGGGGTGCCGTTGATGTACAGCGTACTTTCGGAGAAGCTGTAGTTCGCCGCCCAGTTGGCGCCATCGTTCTTAGAGCACACCACGTGGACCGCACGGGTCGGGTGGTTGAAATAGGTGAGGTCCACTTCCGTATCAGTGGCGCTCATCGGTTGGTATTGCACCTGGTTAATGAGAAGCTTTTGCTCATTCTTCACGAAGAATTCACGCTCTTCTGTGTCGCAGAAGATAAAGTTGGCGTACACCTTCGGGGTTTCACTCGGGGTGAAGTTCGCGCGACATTTGACGCGGATTTCCACCTGGTGATTCGCGAGGGCGACGAGGGGCAAACACTTGGTCCAGTCTTCAGAGAAGAAGAACGGGATGAGGTAGTGTCCCGCCTTGGACCCGGAGTATCCCACGGCGTTCGGCTTGACGTCGGTCGTCGTCACCGCCATGCTGCTCTTGGCACCGTCGGGGCGGTAGAGCAAGTTGTGCACACCCTGGATGTACAAAGAATCAAGGCGGCACACCTCTTGACCACCAATCCAAAGGGAGAATTCCGTCGGTTCATCGCCTTTGCTAAAAAATCCGGTAGTCCCCCCAGTCGTATCACCGATGTCCGCCGCTTCGATCCACACGTAGGATAACAAGTCACCTTTGCTGCGAATAGGGATAGTCACCTCGTTGTTAGAGCCGAAAGTCCCGATATAGTCAAGACGTTCGGGCTTGATAGCGAAATTCGTATAACGTTTATAGTTTTGCCTAAAAAAACTGACCTCAGGTTGAGACGTTGTATAAGTGTCCTGGACCCCTCGGCTGACCAATTCAATCAAAGCCGCAGACATTTGTTTATATATAACTTATATTAAAATTTTGGAGACATTATTACACAAGAGAGGATGGTGGTATTTCAGGCATTGACGTGGGAAGCCAGGGATTCTGATGAAGATGGACACCTCATCAGCATCTTTGGTAAGACGGAGGATGGGCGCTCGGTCTGTGTGACGACGGAATTTACACCTTACTTTTACATAAAGCTTCCTGACGCAAAGACCACGACGGTGAAGGAAATTTATCACGCGATCAACAAAAGGTGTCCTGAGTGTTTAATTGGATATGGCTTAAAGAAGGCA